CCGATCTTGATCAGGAAGGCGTCTCTTTCTTTTTCCCATTCGGACATGTTAGCTCCAGCTCGTTAGGATTGATATGTTGATACTGCAAGTAAGTAGATCACCTGAGACGGCATTGAGTACCGCAGGAGCCGATACATCAGAGACGTTGTAGGTGTATGAAGATGCAGCGAGCAGGTTAAACACGCGCAGGATGTCATCTTCAATTCCAATTAGGTTGCCTTCGTTATCAAGCAAAGGCACAATGATCGACACCTGAAAGTTAGCCAGAGGTGCGATTGTGTTGTAAGAATTATTAGACGGCGTGATGTAAGGATCGCCTGGACTGATTACAATGCTGTTAGCGATAGGTGTAGCAGGTGGAAAGCTAAATACTGTGTAGAGAGTGTTATCTGTAAGTGCTGCTGCGATACCTGCGCGTAGTGTAGATAGTGTTGACATTAGCCCACCATAGATCGAGGATCAAGAAAAGGCGCCAATAAAGCGCGAACACGTGCGAGGAGTGTATTGCCCATTCTATAAGGTGAAGGTTGAAAGCCATCGATGGTGACGCCGCCAGAACTAGGAGCCTGTCTGCTCTGAAAGATGTCAACGGCAATCATCAGGCTGGCTTCTCTTACGCTTGGAATAGTTGCATAAGTATTCTGTGTTACGCCCGAGACAATGCCATAAGGGATAGTTGGATGATACTCAGTAGCTGTAGGGCTACCAGTCACGGCAAAGGTTATAGATTGATTGCCAACGCCAGTAATAGTCTTAGTGCCATTAAAAGGTGCTGAGTTCTTCGTAACTGTTACTGACTGACCTACATAGAAAATATCTTCTACAGGTATGTCAAAGTAAAGTGTGCCTTCTGTAGTCGTGTTGCTATGGGCTATGTTGTAGTTCTCGTTCATCCATAGAAAAGGCAATAAGGCATTATCGGCAGCATCGCAAACTTCTTGAAGCATTAAAGGCTGTGAGGAATCGTAAAGTGTCCCGACACCCAATACAGCTTTAAGTTCTGCAACTGTCGTAGTGCTCATTATTATCCTTTCTAAAGACTGGCAGGGTAGAAGGGCACTACCCTGCCAGCGACTTAGTGTGGCTTACGCCTTGTTATTCTTAAATGCGCCTGCGCCGACCTTGGTTAAAATTGCGCCATAGCCGTAGTAGCCGATTGTTACCTGTCCTGCTGCTGTTGACTCAGCGCGAAGGCGATAGGTAGGTGACTCGTACCATGTGTACGCGTCTGGGTTCACGATAACGATTGATCCATCTGTGTCAGTACCTGAAGCTGTATTAGGTGTGACGTAAAGGTTGAGACCTGCAACGTTACCCTGTAGGGCTGTAGGTGTTACAACGCCGCCAGCGTTCTGTGGCTGTGATGCGTTGTATATTGGACGACCTGAATCGTTAAGTGTCATGATGTTAGACCATTGTGAAGTGTTGACGATCATGTTGCGAGCAAATGGATTTGGAAGGCCAAGTGTTGCGTTATAGACAGAAGCTGCACCACGAGCAACGATACCGAGAAGCTCGGATGCTGTTGGGAAAGTAACTGTCGTAGTTGCATCGAGTGATGCACCTGAGATGAGTGCTGCGTTTACTGCTGCATCTGTAGCTTTGGCGTAAGCTGCGGCCATGTTGCGCACTAGTTCATCAAAGAATGCTGGAGATGTACGATCTAGCAATTCTACTGAGAATGTCTGTTGTCCAGCATATTTCTTGACAGTTGCTGTTAGGAATTCAGATGTTGAATCTGTCTCGCTAAATGCATTGCCTTGTGCTGTTTCTGCAACAGTTGGCATTGCTGAGATCTTTGGAACCTCAAATGTCATACCTGCATCTGGCAATACTCCACGAGTAATTGCTTCAATAGATGGTCGGATAGTTGTGCCAAGTGGGTTGACAACTTCGTTAAGTTGACGTGTTGGAACGAGTCCAGGGTTATTGACTGTACTGTCTGCTGCGATGAGGTATTGACGAGCATCTTCATCGCCTAGTGCTGCGCGTACTGATTGCTCTGCGTACTTTGCAGCTGTTAGTTCAATGCGTGGCTTTGTGTAAGCCATTGCTGTTACAGCAGGGCGAGCAGCTTCAACTGCGGCAGCCTCAACTGTAGGTGTTGCTTCGACTGCTGAAGTGGTGTCTTCCACGGTGGCTGTCTCGCTTTCTGTTGGTTGGTTGGTTTCTACGGCTTCATCTTCAGACGCCGCAATATCGGTTACGGCCGCAGACTTAAAGGCTGCTGCCTGAACCAAACTTACTTCGAGGAGTTCTGCACTCGATATATACAGCACGCCATTCTTAGGCTTGGCTGCGTTGACCATGACTCCAACTGATAGACCTGTGCGGAGTTCTTCTGCGGCTTCGATGAGAGCATCTGTGCCACGGGATGACTTGGAAATCTTGAAGGACGCGTAAATGCCGTCTTCTGTCTCGTTAAAAAATTGAGCGCGGCCAATCGGCTGCTTAGCATCATGCTCTAGTAAGAGCTTGACATTGCTCGATTCAGCAATATTGATTGCGCCACGCTCAAAGACTACGGCTCCGGCAGATGTCATTCCTACCTCGCCATCGTAGGGAACGATCTTGCCAGAGATAGTGCGCTCGGCTGCATCTGCTTTTAGTTCTGCTGAGAATGTAATCATCTCATTCATATATCATCCCATGGCTTCCGTTAGGTGTTAGGTCTGTCATGCCCATTGCCTGTTCTACAGTTATGAGCTGTAGGTCAAGCATCTCGCGAATGACTGCTAGTTCTACAAGTGGATCTGTGCGTAAAAAGTTCTTATCAATGTCGAATAGGACAACGTTGCCACGAGCTGTGATGTCGTCCATTGATAGACGATCCTCAATGGCTGAAATAAATGGCTGCAAGGACATTGTTAAGAATTGCTTGCGCTCATCTGTGACGTTTGCATAAGTCATGGAATTATTTTGATCTGCTGAGACGTAGTAGGCAGGTATATTGCAGAGTCGTGCCACTTCAGTCGCGAGATTGAAAATTGCGTCCGAGTAGGCCATGTCCTTAGGTGAGAATCCAACTGTCTCATAATTTAAAGTTGAAGTTAGGTAAGCCGTAGAACGATTTTGACGTGCTGACTTCCATGCTGAAAGTAATCCTTGGACTTCAGAAGGTGGAAGATCCGCTCCTGTATTCTTAAGGTAGCCAGTTGCCATAGGTGTTGCAGCAGCTACTACTGAGGCTTTCTGCACGTCAATGGCAGCGCGAATAGTTGATGCGCCCGTGTTTAGAATGCCATCATTAAGTGACTGGAATGTAACGAGTGAGCCAAGGCCGTCCATTGGTACTGTCGTGCCATCAATGGCGTAAGATTTTACGAAGACATTATCGCGATCTAGTGTCGCTGTAACGCGACTGTTAGCGATCCACTCAAAGCGAGATGGTCGCCCATCCTCCTGATATACCTCAATGACTTGCCAAAAGGCTTGGCCGTAAAATAGAAGTGAGTCAACTGTGTAAGCAATAGTTACTGATCGAGGTTGATGATAAGACGGCTGATCTAACCAGAGAGGGCTGCCTAGCATCTCGCCTGTTGACTTCTTATGCAGCATCAATGGAATTGTGCCGATTGTGCCTGCGAGAAGATTGCGGCATCGAGCTAGTGCCGGAACTCCTAGAGCTTCTGTGCGTCCGACATAGGCGAACTGAAAGGGCATTGCATAGGGCGAATACTCACCTAGAACTTGCGGTGCGTATTGCGCTTCTACATTAGTCTTCTGTGTTGCACCTGTAAGGCGCGAAAGGATACCCATAGACGGCAATTATACACTACATGTTGTGTTATTCCGTGTAAATAGCCGCTACCTGTTGTGGCTTTAATAGCATTGACACGACCATGGCTAGAGAGATCGGAGCAGATACATCGCCTGCGCTCTTACGCTTTACGATGCGCCAGCTAGAATCGTTAGTCTTTGCCGCGCAGTTATTCATCTGTTTTATTAATTCTTCTTGCCCATTATGCACTACTCGACCATTGACCATGCCATCAAGAAGGTCAGAGCAAGCCTGATAGAACTGCTGGCCTGACACGTCCTGTGTTATCTGGTTAGCATTAGCCAATCTTTCAGCAATTGATTGCGTGGTGTACTTGTCGTAGCAGATCATTCTCGGACGATATTGATCCGCCCATCCCTTGATCTCAGCTGCGATCTTTAAGTCATCGACCGAGACTTGGCTTTCCCACGTCTGGAGAATCCCGACACCGATTCTTCCATCACCCATAATTTGACCAGCAACAAGGCTCGCATTGCGGCGAGATGGAGATACATCGAAGCCAAAGACTGTATAGCCACCAATCGGAATCTGGAGCGTGGCATCGCTGGTCGCCTCAAGTATCCCATGAGGCCATGGACTCTGTAGAGAATCAATCCATTGGCATAGAAGCTCAGTCCTAATATCTTCAATTTTATTTGTTGCAACGGCTTCCTCAAGTGACTCCTCTGTAATCGTATGGCCGAGTGCTGGATTAGCCAGCGCCCATGCATTGCGGTCTGTGATCTTGCAGTATTGCGGTGCT